ATGCCCTCAAAACCTTTTTAGCTCACCTCGATTGGACTGACCCTGAGAAAACTGTTCGCTTAATTGCTAACAGTGTTCTTGCCCGAATGCCGATTTGCGATGAATGGGAAAATATTGTTGAGTTCGCCAAGTTTGTTGGAACAGACTTTGTTCCATACAGAATTGACGTACCTGACAATTGTCCCATTTCTGGACTGTGCTGCTATTTGACCACTGAAGACATTGACTTTGAATTCGGACCCGTTACTGTAGTAGTTACAGGAAGCGCTTCACGCTTCCGACAGGAGTATGCAACTGGACTTGAGTGTGCGCTGTACAAGGCGTACCATCAAGACCAGTTGATGCTTTCTGGAGACGTAGAAACTAACCCTGGACCCGACACCACCCGACCCCCTTTGTCGCAAGAACAGATGTCTGCTCACATTCGTGAACAGAATAAGCAAATGCGACAAATGGACCGACGATACCGACAGTTACAGAAGGAGATTGCTCGCCGTGATCGACGATTACAGCGAGCTCTCGAAGAAGAGAAGAAACAGAGGAATAGAAACCGTAAAGATCTGGCTCATGACAAACGCTCTGCCCAAGGCTTAGTTGATGTCATTGATTCAGATCTAAAGGCTTCTATTCAAACCACCCTCGATTCCGTCAAAACCGCTAGCTCTATAGTTAGTGCTACCCTTCCCTCTGAAGTAGTCCCCACCCTCCAATCAGTTAAATTCTCTGCTGACACGTTAACGCGTGCCACCACAGAGAAATTAGGACCCACACTCGACATGTTGTCCCAGATGCTCGATAGCCTCAACACTAATGTTGAAGTTATTAACGAAGCATTTGGAGCCGTCAAAGACATAAGTCTTGTTGATGTCATTATAAGCTTTATTGGAGTTTGTAATGCTATCATCAACAAGCAATTGTTAATGATGACAATACATGCTGGAAATTTAGCCCGACACCTTGGTGTAGGTCTATCTTCTTTAACTGGCCTCATTCCCTCTTTCTCGGAGTCGAATGATATGGTCACGTTTGAAGAAGAATTAGATCCTACCAATCCCTTCCGAACGGGTCAATCCCTTGTGACTGACTTGTTCTCCACTGCCGCTACCCACACAGAATTTTTGCCCATTGTAAGCATTTTGACATTCCTTTCCGGAGTGTTCAATCTTGCCTGCACTGGCACTGTACCTGCCCCAACACACATGCTCAAACACTTTGCTAATGTTGGACGTGCCGCTAACGGTTTTAAAGCCGTTAGGGACATGTTCACTTGGCTCTACACTTACCTAGCCGAAATATACTACACCACTGTATATGGACTGACACGGGATGAGTTTGATCTAATCAAAACTTATCCTAAGCTTGAACAGTTGTGGGCAGCCTCGAAAATTGTGCGAGAGCTGCCGAAGAAGACGATTGATTCTTCAGGAGATATTGCTAATCAGATATTGGACATTGTTTCAGAGTTGCAAGATTATTTGTATCAAGCAACTCGTGTTAATTCTAGAATTAACACATCTCTGATTAGTACGATCCTGAAGACTATCAAGGACCAATCCGACTGGGCCAAACGGAGCCCTGCGCGCGCTAACACCGTGCGCAAGGAACCGATTGGCGTATACCTATATGGACAACCCGGAGTTGGCAAGTCTGTGCTTACCCAAGTACTTACTGCTAGCTTCTACCGCGACTATCTCAAAGACACTGGCGTGTCTTTCAAAGACTGCTGTTTCCCCCGCAAGGCCATCAATGAGCATTGGGATGGCTATTTTGGCCAACCCATTGTTGAACTTGATGACCTTGGAAACATCAAAGACTCTATCGTGAAACCCGACACCACGTACGAAGAAATTCAGTACATGGTGAACACCGCCCCTTACCCTCTTAGGATGGCAGAACTATCACAAAAGGGTGTGACCAACTTCACATCTGACCTAGTGTTAGCGACTGCCAACGAACCCAAACCCGACATAGTACACATGCAAAACCCTGGTGCGATCTACCGACGCTTCAAAATTTATGCTGAAGTATCGATAGATCCAAACTACGGTGAACCATCTGGAATTGACGAACACGGAAATACCTACTACAAGTTTGATGAAGAACGTACTGCACAGTACCTCAACACACCCGTTGAGCAACTTGATCCCTTGTTTGTAGGTCATTACCGTTTCCACATTTACACCGTCGAATGGAACAAGAAAGAAAGGAACGCGACCGTACGCTGGTCTCGCCATGCTGGAATTGATTTCGATCAGTTCTACGCTATCTTTCGGAAAACATTCGACGCCCACTCCACCAAAGCCGCCCGCATCGCCGCAGCAATTCGTAAGATTGCTGGGATTGATGAGGACGAAGATGTTGACACTCACGCTGAAACTCTTGAGTCAATCAAGAGAATTTTCAACGAAGACAAGTTTCAACATGTCATTGCCGCATCAGAAGTCGACCTAAGCTCAGTCTTAGGTGAGATTTTCACAGATGCGAAGCAGCACACCAACGAATTGTTTGGTGCGCTGACCGACTTCACTTCATACCGCGACAGATTGGATAGATTGAAAGCAAAATTCGATGTTTGGAGAGGAGAGTGCCGTGGCATGATGACTGATTTTTACAGTCGTCTTGCCAAGGTACCTGCCTTTCTTTCAGAAAAATTACACACTTTCATGAAGTTCATTCTGGGTTCGCTAGGTTACCTAGCGACCAAAACCATTGTCTACTTTCCTGCGATCACCATGCCGCGAGTGTTGCTGGGAGCTATATCATTGCTCTCTGCTGCACTTGGTGCATGGTGGTCGGGAATGTTTCCTGCCGCCCTGTATGGTTCTCGTCGTTCTTGGTGTAAGTTCGCTAAGAATGATGGAGACTCTGCACTCCCTTGCTGTGAATGCCCTCCCTGCAAAATTATCGATTACCCGAGTAGCGGGGACTTGCTTGAGCACTTTCTGCAAAGAACTGCTGTTAAGCAAGTCCGCGCTGATCTCGTGGCCATCGGTGTTTCCGATAACGATCTTACTATGCGTATTAATTCTCTTTGGATACGCAAAGAGAAGAAAACACGCGAGAAGACCGTCGACGAAATTCTGGACATCATTAAGCGAAGCGAGACGTTCGGTGAAGGAGTTTACACGACCGACCCGCGCGCCCCGCAACGCCACCAAATTGCCCAACGGATGTATGACACTCAACCGAGAGCACAACCCACACGCACGTATGCGCAAGGAATTGTCGAGTGCAAATTACCCATGCACCTCGACGCCACGCGCTTCGCGCAAGGAGACTCTATCTCGGTTTCTGAAACGATTCAGACAGTCTTGCAAAACCTTGTTTGGCTGGAATTTTACACGGACGTACACACCAAAGTGAGATGCAACGGTTTGTTCTTAGTTGGACGAACTCTCGCTACGGTAGCCCACGTTGCCCTGGATCCAAATGTTACATATGTGAAGGTTTCAATTACAAATCCATGGTGCCCCGAACCCACATGCATCGTGCCCTTTAAGGAATTGAAAACTTCCCAAATGAAACATTTGGATGGACGACCTCTGGATGTAGCTCTTTTGAGCTTTCCTCCAGTTGTACCAAGTAGACCAAAGATCACTCACAAGTTCATAGCAGCCGAGGATTTGCCTTTCGTCAACAATGGTGAGATGGCCTTTGGGGGATTTCACCTCCACAAAGACCAGCTCATCGTGCACGAAAAGCATCCCGGCTATTTTCGAACTTCTGAGAAAATCACGGAATACTTTGCCCACACACCCGGAAAGTGTCCCAAAAGTCGTGACCATTGTATCTGCCCTCTTCGGATTGCAAACAATGTTGAGTACGACCTTGAGACATTCAGCGGAATGTGTGGATCCCTCCTCACACTTCGCAACAAACGCATCAAAGGGAAGTTGCTTGGAATACATGTTGCTGGAGGTCCCGGGGTGCTAGCTCTTGGTGCCATTCTCACTCGAGAATTGGTTCAAGCTCAGCTAACTGACCACGTGGACAAACACAACATTCCTGTAACTTACCTCATTGATGGGCGCATTCCCCAGGGAGCTGTGAACGCCAGTGTTCTTACCAGCTTCCCTGAAAAAGGAGACTGTCTGAACATTGGTATCGCGCCCCCCCCGACTGCGTCTAGCAAAACCCGACTCAACCCATCTTGTGTTTTTGACGAGCTTCAACCCCACTTCACCAAACCAGCTCACTTGAAACCCGTCCTTATCGACGGAGTGCTCGTGAACCCTATGGAAAAAGGAGTGCAAAAGCTGTTAGGAACACAAAAATGGATCGAACCCGACCTCTTGGAGGCGGCCGTCAACGATGTCTTTCAAGGCTTCAAAGTACAACCAGAGCGAGGAATCGTTCATACTTATGAAGAAGCGATAACAGGCATCGAAGGCGACCCCTTCAAGAGACCCATCAACCGGTCCACTTCAGCGGGATACCCTTACAATCTTCAAACGAAGAAGAAAGGGAAAACCGAGTGGTTAGGTGAAGACGAGTACATACTCGATCACCCACAACTGCGCGCTGATGTGGAAAAGTTGATCCAGGATTCACGCAATGGAATTCGGGGAAGTGCAATTTCGATGGCTACTCTCAAAGATGAGAAACGACCTTTTGCAAAGGTCGATGCAGGGAAAACGCGTGTTTTTGAAGCATGCCCACAACACCTTGTAATAGCAATCAGAATGTACTTCCTTGATTTTAGTGCAATGATCATGGAACAACGAATCTCAAACGGAATCGCCGTTGGGATCAATCCTTACAGTCTTGAATGGACAAAATTGGCAAACAAATTACTTGAAAAAGGAAATATGATGATCGCCGGAGATTTCTCCAACTTTGATGGATCACTGCTTATGCAAGTGCTTCAAGAAATTCTTAAGCACATCAATGCCTGGTATGACGATGGACCCGAGAACGCTCTAATTAGAGCTTGTCTCTGGGAACATATCTGCAATGCAGATGTCATTATCGGAAATCAAATCATAAGACAGACCCATTCACAACCTTCAGGGAACCCTCTGACGGTCATCGTAAATTCTCTTTTCAATTTAACGATTATGCGAGTCGCTTACCTCCAACTCAAAATTGAACAAGGATTGCCCCCAGTGTGCGATTACACTGACTACGTTAGCGAGATAGCGTACGGTGATGATGATATTAAATCGGTGCATCCTTCTATAATACACTGGTTTAATCAACTCACCATCACTGACGCTCTCTCGCGCCTCGGACTTACGTACACGGACGAGACGAAGGGAGAAGTTGTACAACCATACAAAACCTTGGAAGAAATTACTTTTCTCAAGCGTTACTTTGCAATGCAACCCGATGGCCTTTACATGGCACCCATGGCCATTGAGAATATACTCGAGATGACCAATTGGGTGCGAGGCAATGACATTGTACCTTCAACGGTTGAGAACTGTAAGTTCGCTCTACAGGAACTCTCCCTCCACGACAAAAAGACATACGATCTTCATGCGAATCGTATACGAGCCAAGCTTGCGCCGTACACAACGTTCAAGCTACCAACATGGTTTGAACAGCGTGCCCATTTGACGCATATCGCTGACTTGTTTGAGATTGGAGAGTACGTATCTCCATCCCACAGCATGATCTAAAATGTGATCTTTAGACTAGGTTTAAATTTAGGGATACCTTAGTTTAACTGCTATTTTAGATTTTATAGAGTGTTGCTGAGCTCTGGTGATTCAGCACCCTTTCCTCTAGGTTATTAGTCTATTACCCTAGTTGTATACTTAGACTGCTACTTCATACGACCAAACTCAAAACACCCAGGTTGACTCAACCCGAGGCAACCTTCTGACCGACATACAGATGTCAGCAAACGAAACTCCTATGAGTTCAAGCTCCACCCCAATGTCTTTGAACGACGCAACTAGGCACGAGATCAAATCTATTCTCGAACGCCCAGTTAACTTAGGCACGTACGCGTGGTCTTCAACTGATGCACAGTTGCCCATTCTTATGAGCTCTGTGGATTATGATGCCGCGAAAGATTATGCCCTCGTTACACTGGACTTTCCTCAGACTATTTTTGAGAAATCGCCCCTTGTTGTTGACAAATTGAAGAATTATCAGTATTTACATGCTGATATCGAAATTGAGGTTAAAATTAATGCCCAACCTTTTTTGCAAGGAGCATTGATGCTTGTCTATAACCCATATATTAAATTAGTTGATACCTTCCGTAGAAACGCTTCCAAATTTATGGCTTCTCAAACATCTTGCCCCCACAAAATTGTGAGTATTGAAGAAGGAAATTCCTTGAAACTTACAGTTCCGTATGCTAACATCTACGACCTTTTTGACTTAGCTAACCCTGACAATCAGTTCGGAACAATACATCTCTATGTATTCTCTGCGCTGGTTGGCCCCACCGGAAATGAAAAGGCAAACTACACAGTGTTTGCGCGATTTGTTAACCCAACTTTCCACGTACCCACCCATATTGACGTTGTACCCGAAATTCGAACTCAACATGATATTAGTAGGTTGCGTAGCTTAGGTTACCGTGTAGCTCAATCAGACACAGCTCCAGTTGCTAGTTCTGATACAGGAGAAACCCAGACCCCTGGTCCTGTGTCTAAAATAGCAAGTGGAGTTACTACCATCGCTGACGTTCTTAGTGGCGTTCCCGTAATAGGGAAAGTTGCTGCGTCAGTTGCATGGGTGTCTCGAGCGATAGGTAAAACAGCTGCCTCGTTAGGTTGGTCCAAACCCACAAACATTATTCCTCCAACCAAAGCCGTTATGAAACCAAATCATTCTCTTATTCACACTGAAGGACAGGATGATTCTGTTACATTAGCTTTGATTCAAGACAACGGTATTGATGGCTCTTCCTTTATTCCTGAGAATAAAGATGAAATGAGCCTGAGTTATATCTTTGGTAGGCCCAATTATTTCCATTCCCAAACCGCGACGACTGACATGTTCTCTGCACGAAAGCTGATCACTGCGTGGGAGGTTTCGCCTTTCTCACAGTATCAGTACAGAGATGTTTCAGACAGTAGTACCCTTAGTTTAGGATCGTTTGCGTACGCGTCCATGTTTGGTACTCTATGGAGAGGCACTATTAACTACGATATTATGGTAATTAAAACCCCTTACCATCAAGGTAGATTTGCAGTAGTGTTTCTCCCGGAGACAAATGTGGCCGACGTTCCGCAAACGTTAGGTGAATTGTTAAATACTAACTATAATGTAGTTTGTAATCTTAAGGATCGACAGGATGAGATGGGTCGTACCCAATTTAGAGTTTCAGTTCCTTACATCAGTAATGTTCCTTGGCGGAAAACTTTCGCTTTGGACACCAATGATGCTCCCGATGCAACTACCTTCGCAACGAAAACAGGTTGTCTAGCTATTTATTCCTTAGTTGATTTGACAAATCCTCCTACCGTGTCGGGCTCTGTGACATTTTACATTGCCCATTCCGGTGGAGATGATTACCAAATTTGCCGACCAAAATTGCAATTGACCCCTGGTTTCGCTGCAAGGTATGCTCAAGGAGATACTGGAACTGTCCAAATTCCCGTAGACGAAAACCTTCTCGTGCCTTCTCACGGCTCCATGGATGTGACCGCTCAAACATCTGGAGAGTATTTCACATCCCTGCGCGCCTTAGTGAAGAGGTTCGGAAAGATTTTCGATCTATCCCAAAATTCTGAATATTTAGGTATTAAAACACGTTTATTTCGCGAAGATCCCGAAATTGGTAGACGCGTTTGCGCAAGGGCTAACTTTAGCACTCCTGCCTATCCTACACCCTGGTATATGGTATCATTTCTCTATCGGTTTTATCATGGTTCGTCCATGTTGAAAATTCTAAACCCTGTACCCGGTTCAATTGCTGACGCCTTCATAAATTATGATGACGACAACATCCAAATTGTTACGGAAAATGACAAGAGTGCAATAGGTAATCCTTTGTACAAGCAACTCCAACAAGTTTCTAATATTTTCGAAATTCGTACCCCATACTACAGAGCTATTCGTGGCGACGTTGTTGCAGGAACAGCAGACACCGTTCTCGGTGATGTTCGTACTTACATCCGTTCAAGGAATCTTGCAGGTTATGGAGGCCAATCCCAAAGTTCAGATATTTTCGAAGCAGCAGGAGACGATTTCAATTACTATTTTATGGTAGGTCCCCCTGTCATGTCTAGTATTTCGTTACTGGAAACCACACCTCCACGTCCTGTTGGTACTGCGCGAACTGCAGATTTTTCTGCACTTGGCGCAGTCAACATTGGCGTTGAGAGTGGGATCCGGTTCTTGAAATATCCTGTTCCTTTCACTCCCTCAATTCCGAACAATCCAGACTTTTACAAAATTACAGAGTCATCGGTCCAATTTCTCCCGGTAGTTGACACCACGGGAAATACTCAGCTTCTTGAGTTCACTTCAGCAGAATCAGCTGATAGAGCTAGCGTTTCTTCAGGCATTTATTTGCCCATTCCAACTTCGCTAGACGTAGACTTGGCAGCGACCCAAACGGAAGCTGCTAAGCTCGGTACAGTGAGCTTTGTTGATGAGTATCCCGTAGGTGAAGAAAAATTGACTTCAGTAGAAAGAGCGATTACTTATGGTAGTGTTGATCAAATTTTTGGCGCTTCGGATTCAGTTCTTATCCGGAACATTTCGATTTCACCCGTTGTTCCTGCTGGTTTCACAGCCCTTCCAATCGTTTCATCCTCTCCAGCTACCATCAGAATTACATATACTGATGCTAGTTTTGAGGATGTTCTGATGACGAGCTGTGTTATTAGCACGACAGCGGTTCCCTCCCTAGTCTGCACGATTACTTCTGTCGGTAAAGAAGTAGACGAAGCAGCAACTATTGCTTCCCTTAGCTCTGTAACCCATAATGTAGTTACTTTGTTTTAAGCTTAGTTTTATTTAGTATTTAGCAATACATATAGCCCCCATCTTATATTTAGTTTTGTAGATTAGATATTAAGTGTAGTAGAAGGTGGTCACCACGCATATAGCCCCGTGGTCCTATTTTTGATGCCTTAGCGCGAACTCCTCCTACACGGGGGAGATGTAGTTGCGAGGTGCGTGATAAAATAGGTTCAGCCTTCTATCCAATTGGCTGGCTTTTAGATTAATTGGCTATCCCGATTAATGGCGGGATCTTAACATCTTAAACCATGTTAGGC